AAAATAAAGTTGGAGATGAAAATAATAATCTAATGTTCAATTTTATAGATAGAGGTAATAGAGAAGTTTGTCTGGCTCCTGAATACACAGCGGTTTGTCAAAAATTGGCAGATACTCAATTTAAGTATGAAAAAGATGTAATGCTTTTTTATATAGGAGAGTGTTTTAGAGGAGAAAAACCTCAAAAAGGTAGATATAGACAATTTACTCAACTTGGTGTTGAAATACTAAATCCATCTAAAGATTATAGTAATTTCATTAAACAAATTGCAGAAAATCTATTTAGAAGAGTAGATTTAAACTTCAAAACAAATACAGGTGTTTCTAGAGGATTAGATTATTATGAACAAGGTAAGGGATTTGAAATAGAAATTGAATCTCTAGGTTCTCAAAAACAAGTTTGTGGAGGAGGTAAGTATTCTAACGGTATAGGATTTGCTATAGGAATAGACAGAATATTAGAAGTATAACAAAATTATCAAATAAATAGTAGTTATGAAACCTATTAATAACAACAGCTCATAAATTCAAATTTATCAAATTAATCTAGTATTAGCGAGCCTTAATAAACTAATAAATGCTAATAAACATAGATATAAATGAGTTGGTAAAGAATAAATTAACAGCAGATGAATTTGTACTAGCAGAACTTATATCTGAAAAGAATTATGAAATATTGAACTCCTACCTTGATTTGTATTCAAGAGAGGAATATATGGGAATTCTAGACTCTTTATGTAAGAAGAGAATGATCGAAGGTTATAGCGATCATACAGATGTAAAAGACATAACTGTTAGATCTATCTTTACTAAAATATTAACAAAAGGTGACTTCTTTGATGAATTACTCCAGGCATTTCCGTCTTCAGTAATACGTCCAGATGGCACTAGAGATTATTTGAGAACTGCTCCAACTAAATCTCGACAGAAATATAGTACTATTACTAAGAATAAGTTAGTTATTCATGAACATATCCTTGAATGTCTAAAATATGAAATTGCTCTCCGTAGAAAAGAAGGTAAACTTTCATATATGCAAAGAATTCCAAACTGGTTATCAACTGAGGGATGGAAATCTTATGAAGATAGACTTAAAGACGAAGGTATTGACTCTTTATCTAATACAGACCTAGGATATGGAAATCAACTTGAGTAGTAGTCCTAGTAGTAATAGTCTTACATTTAAACATATCAGTCATGCAACATCAGAAGCTCTCCAATATATTGATAATAGACGACACGGAACTATCAAATCACTCAAAACGAGATGGAAGAAGTTTAACGATGCCTGCATGGGAGGTGTAGAACCTAATGCAATTTATACTGTTTGCGGAATTTCTGGATCGGGTAAATCATCATTTCTAAATTCGTTAGAAAGTGATTTATTTGATATGAATCCAGATATAGACTTTATAATTTTATCATTTTCTCTAGAAATGTTAAGTTATAAACAAATAGGTAGAAAATTATCCTATAAATTAAAAAAGACTACATCTGAATTATATACAGTAACAGAACCTCTTTCAGATTCAGACTTTACAAGAGCTGAAAATGAAGGAGATAAAATAAAAAATTATCCTATTTATTATGTAGATAGTCCGGGTACAATATCTGAAATTAAGAATACAATAGATAAATTCAGAGAAATATACGCTAAAGATAAATGGTTAATAGTTGATTTTGATCACGTGTTATTAGCAAAAAATACAGGATCAGAAACAGAGAGAGGAACTTTAGTAAATCTAGAGAGACTGTTTATAGAAGAGAAGAAAATAGGACGTACAACAATAATTCAATTAAGTCAATTAAATAGAGAGATAGAAGAAATATCAAGAATTACAAATCCATCCCTACATTTTCCACAGAGACGGGATCTTGCAGGATCAGATTCAATGTTTTTTGCAAGTGACTTTATCATCATATTACACCGTCCAGAGTTATTAGGCATAAAAGCATATGGTATCAATAATTGGCCCGTTGAAAATCGTATCTACATGCATTTACTCAAATGTCGAGATGGAGAACCAAAGATTCTATCTTTCATAAATTATTTAAAGTATAACTCCATAGAGGAGTGTATCTAAGCGAACTATGTTCGAGCAACGTAGTTGCTTTAAGTATTAATCAAAAACAAATTTGTAAAAATTATGACAAACTTTTTATTAGTAGAAATAGGAACTGTAACTAGTCCTAAAGAATTCGCAGTTAAGATTGATGATCGTGGTAAATTGTATACCAAATCATTAATAGAACTTGTTGAAAAACATGTAAGTTTACGTAAACGTGCTATTAAGAATCTTGAAATAGGTGACTTCGTAGTATTCACTAAGAACGATATCTATGTAGAAGATAATTCTTTTGCATTAGTAGGATCTGATTTAAAGGTCTTATCATTAGTTAATGATCATGATAAGGTTTTATCATATGTTCGTAACTTCTTTAAATCTACTAGTTCTAAGAAGAAAAGTAGTGTATATGATGATATAGATCTTTGTGATATATGTCCTATGCGTGATTTATGTTCTTCTATTAGTGACAATGACATCATTCGTGATGGAGAATTTATCAATGTTGAAGAAAAGGTTACTATCCAATACAATTCTGTAAAAGTTGGATATGATCTATATCGTATTATTACAAAACGTAATGGTAAGAAATATGTGAATATTGAAGGTAACACATTCGAAGTAAAGAATACTTATGCTACTGGTAAATATTTACAATTAGTGTAAATAAATAATTAACAACTTAAGACTGTTGGTTAATTATGGTCGCACCCGTTCACAGGAGTATGCCTGATAAAAAGTATACTATAAATGTGAAAAGTCCTTTAGAGAGAAAGATCCGGTGAAATAGTTAATCAACAGTCTTTTTTATATAAATAAATTTAATGATAACAACACCATATCAGTTTATGATAGTTGGATCTCCAGGTAGAGGTAAAACATATTCATTTCGTAATATGAATACTAAAACCTGTGGATTTATAAATATGGAAGGTAAACCATTACCATTCATAAATAAGTTTGAACATTATTATTGTCCAAACAATTGGCAGGATGCATATACCAAATTAATCGAATTTGCCAAAGATCCAAGCATTACTGAAATAGTGTTAGACAGTTTTTCCTCTTACATGGATTCTGTCTTAAAAACTGCACGTGAAACTAAGAAAGGTTTTGATGTGTGGAATCTGTATAATGAAGAAATAGGAAAAATCCTATATATCTTCAAGAAATGCCCTAAAGATTTATTCTCAACCTCTCATTATGAGTGGATTCAGAATGAAGAAGGAGCTGTTGAAAAACGTGCTAAAGTGAAGGGTAAAGAATGGGAGGGAATGATTGAAAAAGAATTCACTGTTGTTGTTTATGCAGATGTAAAAATGAAAGATGAGAAAAGAGAATATTATCTTAAGTTAAATACTGACGGTAAGGATTCTGCTAAATGTCCACCAATTTTCTTAGTGGATGATCAGAATACTATTCCTAATGATAGTAATCTTTTGTTAACTCATGTAAGAAATGTTTTAAATAATAATTAATATTAACACGTTAGTCTAAATAATGCAATTTAATATCTTATCAAATATGTCAAACATATCTACATTGTTTATACTATACTTAAAAACTCAAAGTATATGTATAATGTCACAGTCGATCTCCCATCTGAAGTAACCGAAGCAGGATTCATGGATGTAGGTATTCATGAAAATGTAGAGTTGGTCCGAGTAGAATATGGAAAAGCAACGAATGAGTTCCTTGCCTTCTATTTTATTGGTGCAGATGGTTCGAAACTATCACACACTGAGTGGAAACCAACATTACGTGCTCTTGATACTCCTGAAAAGTTAGCTGAAAAGGAACTTAATCAGATGAGTAGAATTAAACAAATTGTAACTTGTTTTATAACCAAAGAACAGTTTGTATTTCAAGCTAATGACTTTGAAGAATTTGCAAACAAAGTTATTAAATTACTTGATAATAAATTTGTAGGAGTGAAATTAAGGATTAAAGTAGTTTATTCAGGAAAGTACACAAGTCTTCCTAACTATTGGAAATTCAAATTTATCGAAAGAATGGATGAAGTACCAACAGATAGATCTAAAATTAAGATGATGTCTATTGATATTAAGGAACGGAAAGCAGATCCAATTCCTACGAATACCAATCCATTTACTGATAATACACAAGCTCCTTTAAATCGTAACAACGAAATACCATTTTAGTCTATATAAAAACAGCCC